ACATTTTTAAAAAACTTTGTTACCCTATGTTTTGACTTAGTTCAAGCAAAGGCAAGTATACAAATATCACAAGACTATTCATCAATGGTAAATTTTGCCCGATGTAAGTGTCTTGGTGCGAATGTTCTTCGAGGTCCTGATCAATTACCTTGGGATGGTAAGTTAAAGTATGATTATCAGTTATGGATCGACTCAGATATCGTGTTCAATGTAGAGAAGTTCTATCAACTGGTTCTAATGGATGAAAAGATTGCATCAGGTTGGTATTGTACAGAAGATGGAAAGACAACATCAGTTGCTCACTGGTTAGATGAAGATGACTTCAAAGGTAATGGTGGAGTTATGAATCATGAGACACTAGACTCAATCGCAAAGAGAAAGAAACCTTTCACAGTGGATTATGCAGGTTTCGGTTGGCTCCTAATCAAACATGGAGTCTTTGAAGATGAAGGTATTAAGTATCCTTGGTTTGCTCCGAAGATGCAAGTATTTGAATCTGGTGCTGTACAGGACATGTGCGGAGAAGATGTCTCATTTTGCCTAGATGCAAAGGAGGCAGGTTTCCGTATTATGTGCGACCCTCGTATTCGTGTAGGACATGAAAAAACAAGAGTTATATAGTATCTCTCATAAAGGTGAGGTTTTATTTGAAAATCTGACAGAAGAGGAGTACTTTGATAAAATGCAAGACTTAGCGGATGAATTCTTTGCAAACGGTACACCGCATCCGCTCGAACTTAAAACAGACGTAACAAACAATGGCAAAAACATTTAGCATGGGTGGCAACACAATCGAAAGTCGTCCGAAAAAAACTCGTCAAGGAAACGGGAAGCATACAAAATACTCTGCAACACCCCGTAACTCGGCTCGTAAAAGACCAAGAGGGCAAGGAAAATAGATGTCTACGTTAATTGCGAACCTTCCCTCCTATGAAGTATGGGTAAGAAAAGAGTATTTGACCGATCACAAGAGTGGTCATGGTGAATTTGTAAAAGGAGTCTGGGTATCTGCCAAGAGTATACCTGGTCGTGCCTTTTATTTTGAGACATATCTACCAGAATACGCTGCAATGTTTGATAAATTGCCGATTTCTGCGTTTACAAGTGATCCTGAGACCCCAAAACCTGATATGACACTGCATAATTTACAGTTTTGGAACTGTATGGACTATGGAGTTGTCGCAGTTCAGAAGCAATTTATCGGATCTATGCATTATGAGGTCATGACAAGAGACTATGGCAACCAAACTGGCACATATATTTGTACTTTAGACAATTATCACTCAGATGTAGACGCAATTGACTACTCAACAAGTGAACAACCTGCCGAACATAAGTCTCATAACCTCCTTGAACTTGATAATGGGCAGTTTTGTCTCTATCCAAACAACAGAATGAGGATATATGACAATAGTATCACTCCTGAGACACCTAAGATTCCTGATTTTAAGGTATCAACCGTGTATTATCAGGTGGAGAACGGTCATGATCGTGATGGATTAGGTTCAGAAGAGAATTATTTCTGGAAAACCGCCAAAGAAAGAAAAGAAAATGAAGAAAATGAGGAAAGAAAACCATTTGAACCAGAAAAAAACACTGGTGTTGTGAATATTGAACCAGAATTGGGATAATTTTCTTAAAAAAACGGTATAAATAAATATAAAACTTGGTTCATGGCAAATGTAAGGGTGTCAAGAGCGTTTAAAGACATTAGTTTATCGTTTTCACCCCATCCAGTAACAAAAGATCTACCTATTTTAAAGAATGAGAATGCGATTCGTCGTTCAGTTCGTAATATTGTAGAGACAATACCAACAGAAAAATTTTTTAATCCTGATTTTGGGTCTGATGTGTATAAAAGTCTCTTCGATTTTGTGGATTTTGGTACTGCCAATGTGATTCAAGGTCAAGTTAAGACCTCTATCAATAACTTTGAACCAAGAGTTGATAATGTAAGGGTTGAAGTTGATCCACAACCTGATTTAAATCAGTTTGAAATCACTGTCATATATGATATTGTCGGTCAAGAGTTCCCAACTCAGGAATATTCATTTATATTAGAGGCAACAAGGTAAATGCCTTTCTCAAATTTCACAAATCTCGATTTCGATCAGATAAAAACATCAATTAAAGATTATCTTCGTGCAAATTCCAATTTTACGGACTTTGATTTTGAAGGTTCGAACTTTTCTGTCTTGATTGATACACTCGCATATAACACTTATATTACTGCATTCAACTCAAACATGGTTGTAAATGAGTCTTTCTTAGACTCTGCCACTTTAAGACAGAATGTAGTGTCTTTAGCTGGAAATATTGGATACACACCACGTTCTAGAACGGCAGCAAACGCACAAATATCGTTTGATGTTAATGTTACAGGGGAAACAAGTGCAGTGACCTTACAACCTGGTCTAGTATGCACTGGAGACGTAGATAATCAGACATTTACCTTTGCGATCACCGAAGCGATAAGTGCAAACGTCGTCAATAATGTTGCAAAGTTTGAAAATATTAACGTTTTTCAAGGAACTTATTTAGAAAAAGAGTTTATTTTTGATGGATCTCTTGATCAAAGATTTATTCTAGACAATTCATTCATCGATACATCAAAAATTGTAGTTTTTGTCAAAAATGATGGAGATACAGGAGATGGAATACAATATAATTTAATAAATGATATCATAAATGTTGATTCAAACTCAAAAATTTTCTTAATTAATGAAATACAAGATGAAAGATATGAATTAAAGTTTGGAGATGGATTTTTTGGTAAAAAATTGGGAACTGGGGTAGGTCAAGACGGTAATCGAATTAAAGTTAGATATATTGTTACAGATGGAGAGGATGGAAATGGTGCTCAGAGATTTACCTTCTCTGGTAGATTGACTAAATCAGATGGAAATCCACTTACTGGTTCTATCACGGCAGTTACGACGAATGTTAAATCTCAAAATGGTGGAAATATTGAATCTATTGATTCAGTTAAGTATTTTTCACCTCTAACATACTCATCACAAAATCGTGCAGTGACAGCAAGAGATTATGAGGCAATAATCAAGAAAGTTTATCCAAATACTGAGTCTGTTTCAGTAATTGGAGGTGAAGAATTAGATCCTCCTGAATTTGGAACTGTGGCCATAAGCATAAAACCAAAAAATGGTGATTTAGTCTCTGATTTTTCAAAAAATCAAATATTATCTAAACTAAAACAATATACAATATCAGGAATCAATCAAAAAATTATAGATTTGAAGTTATTATACATTGAAATCGATTCTAATGTGTATTATAACAGTTCTCTCATATCATCTGTGGATAATTTGAAAACAAATGTCATAAGTTCATTAAATGCATATTCAAAATCAATAAATTTAAACAAATTTGGTGGGAGACTTAAGTATAGTAAATTATTAAAGGTAATTGACGATACAAATCAAGCAATTACATCAAATATTACTAAAATAAGAATTAGAAGGAACTTAAAAGTATTAGTAAATCAATTTGCTCAATATGAATTATGTTATGGTAATAGATTTTATGTAGATCCCAAAGGATTTAATATCAAATCGACTGGATTTACTATTTTTGGTCAATCTGGAACTTTATATTTATCAGATCTACCAAACGCCGATCTAAAGACTGGTATCTTAAGAATAATTAAAATATTAGATGATACAACAATCAAAGTTGTTGTCACATCTGCAGGTTCTATTGATTATGAAAAAGGTGAAATTAATTTATCAACAATTAATTTCTTATCTACGACAAAACCTAATAATGTAATTGAAATTCAAGTTTTTCCACGATCAAATGATGTAGTTGGTCTTAAAGATCTATATGTCTCATTAGACGTTTCGAATAGTACAATAAATATGGTTAGGGATGTTATCTCATCAGGAGATGAAGTTTCTGGAGTTCAATTCACTAGAGATTTTTATTCATCAAGTTATCCAAATGGTAAAATAATTCGAACATGATAGAAACAGGAATTATAAGCAAAGTTAAAATACAAGATGTAATTTCAAATCAACTTCCGAATTTTATTTTGGATGAGAGTCCTGAAACGGTTGATTTTTTAAAACAATATTATACTTCTCAAGAATATCAAGGTGGTCCTAGTGATATATCTGATAATTTAGAGCAATATTTGAATGTTAATAATTTAACACCAGAAGTTATAGTTGATAGTTCCACCACAGTTGGACTTACCACTATTGGTGCTAAAACAATCCATGTTACTAGCACAAAGGGTTTTCCAAATCATTATGGTTTACTCAAAATCGATGATGAAATTATAACATATACTGGTATTGGAACCACATCATTCAACGGTTGCGTTCGTGGATTTAGTGGAATTACTAGTTACCGATCAGATGTAAATCAAGAAGATTTAGTATTTACTTCATCATCTGCAGCAGAGCATATAGAGTCATCTACAGTTCAAAATTTAAGTTCTTTATTTTTAAAAGAATTTTATAAAAAATTTAAAACAACATTCTTACCTGGTTTAGAGGAAACAGATTTCCAATCAAATTTGGATGTAGGAACTTTTATCGGTGAAGCAAGATCATTATATCAAACAAAGGGCACAGATGAGTCTTTTAGAATACTCTTTAATGTTTTATATGGTTTAGATCCAAAAATAATAAATTTAGAAGATAGATTAATAAAACCATCGTTTGCTAATTATGTAAGAAGAAGAATTTGTGTTGCTGAACTATTAGAGGGAAATCCTGTAAAATTGAAGGGTCAATCATTGTTGAAAGGGTTAACAGGACAAACTTTATTCAGAAGT